TCATCGCGGGCCCCTGAACAGCGAATTGAGGAACATGCCGATCACGATGCCGATGTCGACACAGATCAGGTAGGCGAGCCAGTCGAGACCTTCGATCATCCCACTCTCCTATAGTTTGTCTGCCCGGCCCGGCGCCAGGCCATCAGTACCTCGCCGCGGTTGCCGCCGGCGACGCTGTGGCTGACGTGAACCCAGCGCGCGAACTCATCGATCACCTGGTCGAACGGCAGGTGCATGGCGCGGATCAGTTCGATCACGGCAGCGGTGTCCATGCCAGGCACGATGATGTCGGCGGCCTCGCCCTTGCAGTGCTGGCTGCCGGGGCTGCCGCCGACGCGGGTGTTGAGCGTCTTCGAGCGGTAGCCGCTGCTGACGACGATGGGCCGCTTGACGCGAGCGCGCAGCGGTTCCAGCACCCTTTCGCACAACGCGCGAAGGGCTTCGACCTGCACGTCGTTCGGCTCGTTTCTCAGGCCGCCGCGCGCCGCCTCCTGGCTCACGGTCAGCTCCTCGAGGGTGAAGTGCTCGGACAGGTTCATGGTCGCCCCTAGCGGTTCAACAGCCGGTGGATCAGCAGCTCGAGCCCGGAGTTGCCGAGGCTGGCCAGCATTGCCGCGATGCCGATCTGCGCGATGAACGGGATGCCCGGGAACAGCGTGAGGGTGGCGCCGGCCACCAGGGCGATGCCGCCGGTGGTGATGCAGCGTCCGAGCGCGGCTCGCCAGGTGATCGGCTCCTTCACCTGGAGGATCTGCCCCAGCGCGATCAGCACGCCGATCCCGGAGAAAGCCAGCGCCTGGATGATGGTCTGCCACCACTCGGCGGTGAGATTGGCGATTTTTTCGGGCATTCCGTTTCCCCTCCTGTTGGAAATTGTTTTCAGCGTCACCGATACTCACGCTGGGCCATGAGCAGCAGCATCAGCGCCAGGCGCTTGATCATGAGCTTGGCCGCCGCCAGGTCGGTGAGGTTGGCGTCGACGTAGGCGGCGAGTTGCGCCGGCGTCATGGCGACGAACTGCGCGACGAAAGCGTCGGCCTTGACGCTGGACCGGATCGCTTCGGATTCGGCGTCGGCGGCAGCCTGGGCGATGGCGGCGGCGCGAGCTGCGGCACGGGAGGACATCAGAAGAACTCCTCGACGATGACGACACCGCCGCCGCCTGTGATGCCGTTCGCTCCCAGGTTTGAGCTTATCCGCGACCCGCCACCCGCACCATATACTGCTGGCGCACCATTGATCGCGCACCCACCGTAGAGCGACGAGCCGCCCTCGCTGAAATCTTGTTTCAAGCCGCGATAATTGATGTTTCCACCGCTACCGATTCCAGGAGCGGCAGACTGTGTGTACTCAAGAGGGCCTAATGCCCCCAGTCCACCGCCGCCGCCTGTCGCCGAGCAGTGGGCGCCAAACGACGACGATCCGCCACTGCCACCCGCTGTGGGAGGATTCGTCCCAGATCCGCCGCCGCCACTACCCCCCACGGTAACCGTCTCGGATGCGGATAGCGAGCTCGCTTCGATCACTTTCTCAGATGCGCCGGCGCCTCCACCGGCCTGGCTGGTTGCGGCGGCATAGTTGGGCGCATAAGCACCGCCCGACCCGCCGCCGCCGCCCACCACCGTCACCTTCACCCGCTTGAGACCAGCCGGCTTGTTATAGCTCCCGCTGCTGCCGAAAATCTGCTGTGACCTGAACTCGCCGTTCGCCGTCGGCTTGCCTACCGTCCTGAACGCCGTCCCGCCGGTGCACGTCACCACGCACGTCTCGCCGGCGCCGAGGCTCACGGTCGCGGCAGCATCGATCAGCTCGGTGCTGTTAGGGTCGATGGTGATGGTACCGGTGCCGGTGTTGGCCACTGCAAAGCTGAAGCCGTCGCCCAGCGTCGCCGCGGCGGTGAGCGAGAGGGTGAATGTGCCGGAGCAAGTGATCAGTTTGCCGCGGTCGGTGGTCACCACGGTATAGGCTCCGGTCTTGGCGACGGTCGAACTGCCAAGCGCGCCTAGGGTGGCGAGCGCGGTGGCGACGTCGCCGGCGGTTCCGAACTGGGCTGACAGGTAGTCGCGCAGGGCGGTGATCGCTGTCTTGAACTGCGCCTCGGTAATGCTGGCGCCGGTGAAGTCGGTGCTGGGTGGCAGGGCTGTCATTTAATATCTCCACATCTTGGTTGTGTCGACGGCGCTCCACATGAGCGTCGTGTCGACGGGGTCCCACATGTAACTGGCGCTAGATCCGTAGGCGACCTCGACCCATGCGCCCCGGACCGCGCCGACCGGGGCCACGCGGATATAGGTGCGCGCGGCGTAGGTTGCCTCGGCGGTGAAGGTAGTGCCGCTGGTCTCTCCGATGCGTGTCCATCCGTTGCCGGAGTCCGAGACCTCGATCAGGTAATGGTCGGCACCGGGGCTCGCTTGCCAGCTCAGGAACATGAGGTCGGCGGCGGCCGGGCTGGAGCGGACCAGCAGGCCGGTGAGCGCCGGCATGGTGATCAGGGTCGGCAGCTGCCACGCCGAGGCGTCCGGGATGGCACCGGTCTCGGCGGTGTGCACGAAGTCGGATTCGATCACCGCCGAGACCTCGACCTGGCTGTCCGAGCGCGGGCGCACCGAGACGACGCGGGCGCGGATGTACTGCGCGTCGGCCGGGCCGAAGGCGTAGTGGGTGCGCTCGGCGGCGCCGCCGGTGTAGATGTGTGCGCTTGGCGAGTCGATGAGCGCGTGGTTGGAGGCGCCGTCGGAGGTGATCAGCGAGTCGGCAGTGAGCGCAGAGTCGGCCGTCAGCAGCGAGGCGGTCACGCTGTATGGGCCATCGACCGAGCCGTCGCGCTTGCGGAAGGCGATGTAGTGGGTGCCGCCAGCCGAGAAGTCGAGCGGCTCACTGGCGGTGACGGCAAGGCCGCCATCGTAGGCGACCACCTCGCCAGACTGGCCCCAGGTCGGCATGTCGTGCTGCAGCGCGATCAGGTCGCCCAGGCCGAGGATGAAGCCGTCCATCTCGGTGCTGAAGCTGACGTGGCGGCGGCGGTAGCGGTTGCACGCGGCCATGTACATGCCCTCGCGCCAGGCCTGGTCGCGGCTGGTGACGCCGAACAGCTTCACCTTCGCCACGGTCGACTCGGCCGACCCCGGCAGCGCGGCGCGTACTACGCGCGGCTGCCACACGCCGGCATCGAAGTATTCGACGTCGATGGCGTCTGCGGTCTCGTCGCTCGGCATCGAGTAGTCGAGCGCCAGCGAATTCTTGACGATGTTGCGGGTGGTGAACATGGCCGCCGGCAGCGTCTCCGCCCCGTCGCGCACGAAGCGCAGCACCCCGCCCTGCTCGACCGGGATCGCGCGGCCCGCCTTGGCCACGGATTGCAGCGACTCCCACACCGTCATGGTCGAATCGAACACGCCGTCGAAGCGGTCGCCGCGCGCGGTCCAGATCGCGTCGAGCGCGGCCAAGCCGTCTAGGTCGATGCGCGCGTCGACGCGCTTGCCGCCGTAGGTCGCGCGGGCGATGTCGGCGAGCGCCCAGGCGATGCTGCGGGTCGCGGCCGCCGTGTTCCAGCTGGTTCCGTTCCAGGCCTGCAGCTTGCGGTTGGTGATGACATTGATCTTCGTGCTGGCCGCCTGGCTGAGGCTGTTGGTCGCGCGCATCCTCAACGCCAGCAGCGTCACGTCGCCGTAGTTCTGCAATCCCGGCAGGTAGGCGCGCGCGGTGCCCCACGTCAGCTCGTGCCCGGCCTGGCTGCTGGTGTCCTGCACGTCGGTGCGGCAGGCCATGATCTCGTAACGGCCGGCGGCGAGCGAATGCTTCATGCTGACGCGCTGCGGCGTGGTCGTCGCCGCGGTGTGGCTGAGGCCAGCGCCGCTGATGTTGATCCATGACCCGGTCGGGAGGCCGTCGGCGTCGATCGCGCGCGCGTAGAGCAGCGCGGAGACGGTCTTCTGCGTCAGCCGGCCGTCGGTCTCGAAGTAGTACAGGCCGCGCGGCATCACGTAGTCGGTGCCGATGGTGTTGGCGTCGTTGCCGGCGGCGGTGGCGACGAACGGGCCGACGAAGGTGTCGAGCGTGCAGTCGCCGCTGGTGGTGGCGGCGGCCGCCGCGGTGAAGGTCCAGGTGTCGGCGGTCGGCACCGTGGCGATCTGGAACACGCCGTCTACGCCGGTGCCGGTGGTGGCGTCGAAGCGCACCCACTGGCCGACCGTGCGGGCGTGCGCGGTCTCGGTCACGGTCACCGTGGTGGTGCCGGTCATCGCGTAGGTGCCGCTCTTGCGCGTCACCAGCTCCTGGCCGGCGACCTCGGTGACGTTCACCACGTTGGCCGGGAACAGCGTCACCGTGCCGCCGGGGCCGATGATCTGGTAGTCGATCTCCTGGTAGACGCCGCCGGCGGCGTGCACCGCGCCGTCGCTGATCGGGCTGCCCTCGACCGTGGTGTCCTCGATGCGGATCGTCTCGACGTCGTAGCTGCCCTGGCCAATGCACAAGAGCTCGTAGAGGAACTGCTCGTTGCCGGCGTATTCGGTGTAGGGCTGCGCGGCGAAGTCCGGGTAGAGCACGTGGCGGCCGTATACCACCGGGATCGGCGAATCGAAGCGCGCCATGTTGCCCTGCGCGCCGAGGTTGTAGGTGGGAGAAGGCGCAGCGAGCGACGCGGCCTGCTGCGGGCTGGGCGGCTTGGGCGGCGGCACCAGCGTGTTGATCAGCATGTTGCCGGCGAGACCTACCAGCCCGGTCAGCGCCGACATGCCCGCAGATCCTGCGGCAAGCCCGAGGCCAAGCGCGCCATTGAGCGCGCCCGCCGCCGCTGGCGCAAAGTACGCCACCGCGATCATCAGCACGATGCGCAGCGGGTTTGAGCCGCCGCCGCCGCCGGCCGGCAGCGCGACGAACAGTAGCACGTCGCCGTCGCCGAGCCTGCGTCCCCACTCGGCGCGCAGCACTGCGCGGCCGTTCAGCAGCGCGATGGTCGGCTGCTTCGTCTTCGGCGCCAGCGCGCGGATGCGGCGGCGGCGGGTGAGCGGCGTTATCCGCCGCGACAACTCGGGGCGGAACGGGTTGGAGACGTGGATGACGGCTGCGCGCATGGTCAGGTGTGCCGGTAGTAGCCGATGACGTTCCAGCCGCCGAAACGCAGCATGGGCGCGGTGGTGTAGATCACCCCGGCGCCCTCGACCGCGTGCAGCACGCCGCCGCCGAGCCACAGGCCGACATGGTGCGGGCGGCGCGCCTGCCCCATCAGCACCGCGTCGCCCTCGGCCGGGTGCCACACCTCGACCCAGTTGTCGCGCTCGGCGTTGTTGGAGAAGGCGCGTGCGATCGCCAGCGTGCGCTCGGCGTCGACCACCGGCAGGTCCATGCCGCGCATGGTCCGGTAGTAGTGGCGCACCAGCCCCCAGCAGTCGAAGGCATCCGGGCCCAATTCGCCGAGCGCGTAGGGGCGGCCGATCACCGACTTGAAGAACTGTTCGGGTGTCATGTTGCGATCAGCCCCGGGAAGCGCTGCGCGTCGTAGACCTCGCTCGGGAACTTGCGGTTGGCGAAGTCGCCGTAGGTCGCGCGGCATTCGATCTTGAAAATGTCGGCCTTGACTTCGCGCACCACCAGCGTGATCGGCGGGTCCATCTGCGGCGCCGTGAGGTCGGACGACAGGAACGGCCGGTAGGTGACCTCGATCAGGTCGGCCGACTGCGCGGCCAGGTCGAGGTATCCCATGATCTCGCGGCCGACGTTGTCGATGCTGATCACGATCTCCGGGCTCGCGGCGCGGCCAAGCTCGGGCATGCTGAACTCGAACGCGAAGCCGGTGAACAGCACCGCGGTCGACGGGTTGAGCGGCGCTGCGGCCTCGAGCGTGGCGGTGAGGTCGGCGACGTCGCGCACCACGCGGATCGGCACCGTGAAGTCTGGGTGGCGGAACTCCAGCGTGTGGTAGATGATCTCGTCCGCCGGGGCGGAGGCGTAGGCCTCCTTGATCGCGGCGGAGAGCGCGGGATCTGGCATCAGCGCACCTCGAGCTTGGCGGAGACCCGCCAGTTGATGCCGGCCAGCATGTCAGCCGTCCACTCGCCGGAGAAGCGCGCCTCGACAGGCTCGACCCCGGTCTCGCCGACGGCGAGGTCGATGGTGAACCACGACGCCCCGCCTGCGGCGTCGGTCGCCGAATTGAACCAGGTGCGGAAAATCTGCATCTGCGCGTCGGTGAACTTCCATGCGACCGTCACCTGGTCCATGCGGGCGGCGCTACGTCGGCGCACGCGCGGCATGCCGGTCTCCATCTCGGTGCGGATCGTCTGCGCCATCGGCGTGATCTGATAGCCGTCTTTCTCCGGGCTTGGCAGGGTGGTGGGCCAGGTCGCCATTTAGTACGCTCCCGCCGCCGGGTTGAGGCCGTAGCGGCGCTCCATCACCGGGGCCAGCCCTTCGCCGCGGCCCAGCCGCCGGCTCATCGCGCCCTCGACCTGCTCGACCATCACATCGACGATGCGCACGCCGTTCTCCTCGCGTTCGGTCGCCGTGGCCTGGGTGCCGCCGGCGTTGTTGATGACGTTGACCTGCACGCCGCCGCCGCCGCTGGCCTGCACGCCGAGCTTGCCGTCCGCGCCGCGCTTCAGCGGAAAAATACCCTCCGCTCCCGCTTCGCCCATCAGCCCGGCGCCGGCGGCGAAGGGGAACAGCGTGGGGCGGTCGACCACGCTGCCGGAATACGCCGACAGGCCGGGGCTGCTGTACACGCCGCCGTCGGCGTTGGCGAACAGGTTGCCGAGGACGCTGCCCCAGTCGGTGCCCTTGACCGCGGCCATCAGCGGCTCGGTGACGCTCATGCGCACGATCATGCGGGCGAGGTCCTGCTCCAGCCCTTTCAGCATGTCGCCGACGGCCTCGCCGTTGACGATCGCGTCTTCGAGCGCGGAGGTGAAGGTGACGCCGAACTGCTGGGCGGCCTCGTCGGCGGCGCTGATTTTTGGCGGCAGCTGGTCGAGCGATTCCTGCGTCTTGAACACCGCGCGGCCGTAGGTCTCCCAGCTGATGACGCCGCGCGCGAGCAGCTCGTCGAGGCGGCCGAATTCGACATTGGCCTTTTCCAGCGGGGTCATCATGTCGTCGGTCAGCGCGCGGCCGGCATCGGCCCACTGCTGTGCGATGTCGTTGACCCCGCCCATCTGCGCGAGATCGACGTCGGCCATGAAGGCGAGGTCGTCCTGGTAGCGCTGCAGCTCGTCGCCGGCCTGCTTCCAGGCGGCGGCGAGGTCCTCGGCGGCGAGCGCTTCCTTGTCGATCGTGTGGCCGCCGCCCTTGGCGGGTTTGGGGATGCAGCGGGTGCCGTCCCAGGTGCCGCCGCCGGCGACGCAGGCGAGTTGCTGCCCGTTGTCGCCTAGCACGCCGTTCGGCTTCGCCTTGCCGCGCGCCTCGAACTGGGCGATGGATTCTTCGAGCGTCTTGATGTTGCCGCGCAGGTATTCGCCCTTGCGCCGCATATCGGCCTCGGAGCCGTAGAGGGCGAGCTGGATCAGTCCGAAGGTGCCGGACTTCGTCGCCGCCTCGATGGTCTTCAGTTCGTCTTTCGCATCCTCGAGCTGCCGCTTGAACGCGCTCACCGATACATCGCCGGCGAGGTCGCCAGCGGTGATGCCAGGTACGGCCGCCGCGCCGATGCCGGCCAGCACGCCGGTGAGCACGCCATACCTTTCAATCAGCACGTTGACCGAACCCAGCCAGTCGGCCATCGGCGGGACGATGTCTGTCAAGATGGCCGCGCCGGCGCCGGCGGAATTGATCTTCATCCTGGCCAGTTCGTCGTTGAACTTGTCGGCGTCGGGGGCCAGCTTCGCCATCGCGTCTGAGTACGATCCCGCCGCGATGGCAGAATCGCGCAGCGCCTGGCTTCCCTGCGACAGCAGCGGCAGCGTGTCGGCATAGCTCTTGCTCAACACCTTCTGCATGTCCGCCAGCTGCCTGCCCTGCCCGCCCGATTTTGCATAGGCGTCTGCAAGCTGGAACAGGCGCTCGCGCGCATCGGTCGAGGTGATGCCGAGATTGCGCAGCGATTCCGCCATCCCCTTGTCGGTTGCGGCCTGGCTGACCGACAGGTTGAGCCGCTGGATGGCCTTGCCTACCGACTCCAGGCTGGTGCCGCTCTGCTCGGCGGCGAGCTTGAACGATGCGAGATCCTTGACCGACACCTGCGTGCGCTGGCTCATGTCGTTGAGCGCGTCTGCGGCGTCGATGCTCGACTTGGCAACGGCGGCGAGCCCGGCCAGCGTGAGCGACGGCACCAGCATGCCCATCGCGCTCGACAGCGAGCGCGACTGGGTCTCCGCCGACTTGAGGTTGTTTTTCAGGGAGTCGAACGCGGCGCGGGTCTTGTCGACGGCGCTGAGTTCGATTCTTGCCTGTTCGGTCATTCGTTCATCACCTTCACGGCCTCGTTTTCCATCACCCGCAGCTGCTCGAACAGCCCCGGCCACGCTTCCCGCTCGACCCCCAGCAGCTCGAGCGTGGGGGGGATCGCCGCGTAATCCAGCCCGACCACCCCGCCCTTCGGCGCCATGCGCCACTGGGTGAGCAGGGCGGCGAACACGTTGACCGCCTGCTCGTGCTCCGGCCACACGCCGGCGCCGTCTTCGCCTTCGCGCACCAGGCCGAAGGCGGCGAGTGCTGCGTCGGTGTCGTCACGGCCGCCGACCAGTCGGCGGGCGGCCGTCCTCAGTTTTTTGCCTTGGCCCGGCCCAGTTCGCCGACGTAGTGGTTGAGCAGCGCCATCGCGGCGCCGGGGTAGGCGTCGAGCAGCACGCCCAGCTGGGCGCGGCTGTAGTCGACGTCGACGCCGTCCCAGGCGGCGATCACTTCGTCCAGGCAGTCGGCGTCGTCACGTCCGCCGAAGCTGGCGGTCCACTCCTTGAGCGCGGCGCGCCCCTTGTGGCGGAAGGTGACGTTGATGAGCGCATCGCCGCCGCCCGGCACGGGCACGACGACGGACGCGACGAAGGTGGGTTCGGGCTGGAGCTTCAGCATTTACAGGCCCACGATCTTGATTTCGTCGTTGCCGTCCACCGGCAGCACGCGCATGTCGAAGCCGATCAGGCGGCGGCCGTTGATCTCTTCCTTGGTCGGGTTGATCAGCTGCACCGAGGGGAGGAAGACCAGCAGCTTGTAGCCGGCGGTGGTGCCGTGCACCAGGCCGACCGACTGCACGGTGTTGGCCTTGACGGCGGTCATGAAGGTGACTTCGTTGGCGGCGGTGAGGTCGAGGCGGATCTTGCCGCTCATCTTGCGGTCGGTGAGGTCGATGCTCTGGCCGGTGGCGGCGGCGGTGCCGAGCAGGTCGGTGAAGGCGACGTCGTTGGCCATGTCGAACTCGAAACCGGCGCCGACGTATTCGGTGCCGGCGGACAGCGCGCCGGTGGCGTAGGTGCAGCCGAGCGTGATCGCGCCGGTGTTGGGGTCGGTGACCACCAGCGGGGTCTTGAATCCGGTGAGCGTCGGCGAGGCGTTGGCCGTTGCGGTGACGCCGCCGTCGAGACCGAGGAACGTGAACTTGAAGGTGGGGCGCTCGCCGATGTTGAGGCTCACCGAGAACGAGCCGCGCGCGCCCAGCAGCTTGTGCAGCACGCCGTCGTCGTAGTAGTAGATGGTGGCCGACTTGAGCGAGGCGTAGGCGGTTTCCAGCAGGTGCTCGACGCGCGCCGGGGTGGTGAGCACGGAGCCGGCGGTGAAGCCGCACGCCTGCAGCAGCGGGTCCCACGCGGCGGCGGTGCCGGCGGTGCCGCTGTGCTGGAACTCGACGTCGAAGCTCACCTCGACGTGGGCCGAGCCGACCAGCTGCTCGCTGCCGCCGAAGTAGGCGCGCACCAGGTCGCGGTCGACGTTGTTGGCCTTGAGCGGGTTGATCGACAGGTTGGACACCAGGATGGCGTTGGCCGCCCCGGTCGGCACGGGATCGGTGCCGTAGGTCGTCTCGATCTTGGCGAGTACCACGGAGTTGCGTGCATAGCGCGGCATGGCTTAGTCCTTTTTGGCTGGAGCCGGGGCGGGCTCGGGTTTGGGTTGGGGTGCCGGCGTGGCGGCGGCAGGGGCGTCCTGCACCCACTGGTGGGTGGCTTCGTCGTAGCGGTATCCGTCGCGGGCAGTTTTCACAGCGGGGTCCTCATGCTGATCTGGAAATCGACATCGGCGCGCACGCCGTCCTGCTCGCCAAAATCCCAGCTGGTCTCGATCGAGCTGGATACCTGCACGTCGCTTCCCAGGCCCAGCGTGCGGTCGGCCAGCAGCGCGGCCTCGGCGGCGGCGATGGTGGCGTCGAGCGCGGCGTCGCCCGGTGTGCTCTTGCCGAACACCGACAGGCGCACGGTGAGCGTGCGGTCGAGCATGCGGAGCACTTCCTCGCTGGCGCTCTCCGACAGCGGCTCGACCACCACGGCGGGCAGTTCGTCGGCGGCGAGCGCATCCTGCCGGCTGCGGTAGACGCGGCCCGACGCGACGCCGCCGGCCACCAGCTTGGCGGCGACGGCGGCGACGGCGTTCTCGCGCAGGCTCATGAGCGGGCCAACGGCACGATGTGCTCGAGGCCGTCGAGGGTGGCTGGCTGCGCGGACTCGCGCGCGGTGTAGCTGACGCCGCCGATGGTGAACTGGTCTCCGCGCTTCACCGCCTGGAAGGTGGTGGCCGGGTACCGCAGGGCATAGTCGGTGGCGAGAATCTCCCCGCCGACGATGGCGGTGCCGGGGCGATCGAACAGCGCCTGGCCGCTGGCGGGCGTGCCCACCAGGGGGGTGTGCGTGACCTGCTCGCCGAAGTCGGCGTAGAACGGGGAAAGGTCGGAGAAGTCCATGCCTGCCAGCGTGGCAGGCGGGGGGCGAAATTTGTAGGCAAGGAATTTCGCGCATGAAAAAGCCGCCCGCAGGCGGCTGTAGGCGGCGGCAACCGGATCATGAAAGGCCGAGTTTCGCCCGCTCGGCGCGGCCCCACTGGCGGATTCCCTCTACGAACTGGCCGTACACCGTCAGCTCGTTCACCTCGTCGACGGTCGGCTGGTACATCCCCATCGCGGCACCGCCGGCGAACCGGGCGAATTTAAGCTCGGTCTCCAGGTCGTACTGCGCCCGAATCATCTCGCGCATCCGCTGGTCGATCAGCTGCACGTGCGGGCTGGCGGCCTTGATAGCGGACGCCAGGACTGCGTCCGGCACGACCACCGCGATGCCGGCGGAGATCTGCACAGGCTGGGCTGGCAGCAGCGTGGCGTCAGGAACGGCGACGTAGGTCACCCCGTCCAGCGTGCACAGCTCGTTCGAGCCTTCAGGCGCGTCGAGCTGGTAGGTGGAATACTGGTCGTAGGCCTTGCGGTAGGCGACGATAGAGGTCGGCATGGTGGTTCTCCAGGTGGCGGAGCATGTGGACGCACGATGCAGTCCGGCGGGCATGCCCCAGTGACGAAACGACGGATTCAAGCGCGCCGCGCACAGCGGCGCGGCGGAAGGTGTAGAGCGCGTGCTTGCGCACGAAGCTGCGGGTCGACCAGGTGCGGTAGCCGACGAAGTTCGCGCCGCGCGTCACGCGCTGGATGATGCTTTTCGACAGCTCCAGGTGCAGGCGATCGGCCAGGAAATCGACGATCTCGGCGCGCGCGGACAGCGCCTGCTCGCGGCCGATTCCTACCAGGATGAAGTCGTCCACGTAGCGCGCGTAGTAGCGCACCCTGAGATCGCGTTTCACGTAGTGGTCGAGCGGATTCAGGTAGATCAGCGCGTAGAGCTGGCTCAACAGGTTGCCGATCGGCACGCCGACCGGATCTCCCGTCTCGGCGAACAGCATCATCACCTCGACCAGGCGCACGTCCTTGAGCTTGCGCTCGATCAGGCACCGCAGGATGGCGCGGTCGATGCTGTAGTAGAACCTGCGGATGTCAAGCTGCAGCAGGTAGCTGTCGCGCGGAACCTGCGCGAGCGCGTGCTGAACGTAGTCGGAAGCGGCGTGCGTGCCTTTGCCTGGGCGGCAGGCAAAGCTCTGGTCGATGAAGCTGGCGTCGAAGATCGGCTGGATCACGCGGTAGATCGCATGCTGCACCACGCGGTCGCAAAAGGCCGGCGCGTGGATCAGGCGCGGCTTCGGCTCATGGACGCGGAAGGTGTTGTATGGAAGCGGCGCGTAGGTTCCGGTGTGCAGCGCTTCGTGCAGCTCGGAAAGGCCGGCGCCGAGGCGCTTTTCGAACGCGAAGCACGAGCGGGTCGCGCGCTTATTCTTCCTGGCGTCGAGATAGGAGGCGTATAGGTTCTCCTGGCTGAACGCGCGCTCGAAAAGGTTGCCGTGGCGCTTCATGATCCGGAACGCTGACGGTCGGGTGCAACACGGCACCTACTGGAAAGCGGCCGGCAAAACGATTTCGCCCAAGGCCGGAAAGCGTCTCCCTCTTTTCCACCATCCTGTTTCCAGGTTCGAGGTGATCTAGAGTCGCACCGAAATCCGACATTGTCGTTCGAATTCCCGCGGTTGTTATTGCAATTCACCGCCCACACGCCGGCATTCGACGAGTTGTTCCAGTTTCCACCGGCGATCGGACACAGCATATCAAGACGCTTCCCGTTGCTTCTCATGGTCGGCCGAGATCCAGCCACCGATCATCCTGCCAATCTCGTCGACGAGCGACGAGATGGCGAGATACCGCTTCTCGGACATCATGGCCTCCGGCGAAACCGCCGCGACCCTTCCGTCCTTGAATGCAAAATAACCCAGCTCGTGCGCCAGGCGCAGGAACATCCGCAGCTGCTCGTGGCGGATGTCCAGGCTGGCGAGCGTGGTCTTCTTGTGATAGCGCTTCTGCGACTCGACGATCAGCCCGTAGGCGTCGTAGGCCGCGCGCCTGATCTCGAGCGCAAGCCCGTACTTCTCGTGCTTCGGAAAGTGGTTGAGGTACGTGTTGAGCAGACGCACCATCTCCACGAACCTGCGGTCGAGCTGCGCTTCTGAATGCAGGCCCATCGCTATCGCTCAGGGCTCAAAGAAACGAGGCGCACCGAAATCCGACAGTGACGCTCGAATACCCGCGGTAGTAACTGCAATGCACCGCCCACACGCCGGCAGCCGACGAGGTGTTCCAGTTTTCACCGGCGATCGGACACAGCTCGTTGCGCACATACTGGTAAAACTGATCGATGCCGAATAGGTTTGATCCGCTCGCTCCGTCCGAGATCCCGCCGGCCAGCGGCAGCCCGAGCGCAGTACGCGCCCAGCCGTCGCCGCTGGTGGCGGCATCTAGCACGGCGTTGGCGCTGCGGCCGAAGCGCTTGTCGAAGCCGTTCTGGCTGTAATCCGTGCGGAACGTCATCGGCAGCGCGACGCTGTGCGCCGCTACGCCGATGGCGCCGAATTGGTCGGTGGCGAGCGTGTTGCCGCCGGTCAGGTTCTTGGCCGCGTAGGCGGTGGAAAGCGCGTAGAACGTGCCGTAGGTTACGGTGCCTCCGCTTGAGTACGCGGTGAAGGCGGTGCCGTCCACGCCGTTGAGCGTGAAGTTGTTGGCGTCTACCACGGTGACGGCGAAGAGCTTGTCGTTGATCTGCGTCATGCCGACCACGCTGCCGATCTGCACGATGTCGCCGGTGGCGCGGCCGTGGCCGGCGGCGGTGATGGCGACCGGGTTGGCCTGGGTGGCGGCGGTGATGTTGACCGTACCGGAGACGCAGGTGAGGCCGGGGCTGACTTCCCACATGTTGCCGTTCAGATCGGCGATTCCGCTGGCCTGGCCGTTGTGGGTGGTTTTGCTGAACGGCGTGGCGCTGCCGGTTTTTCCGCAGTTGGGATAGCCATCAGACACGTACACGACGGTGGTGTCGTTTCCATCCTTGAGGGCATTGTTGTTGTTGCCCTTGACGAAGTTCTTGACCAGCGCCGGGTCGTACCAGGCGCACCAGGAGGTGGTCGTCGCGGCTTGGCCGTGCGCGGTGGCCAGCAGCGCGAGCGCTGCGAACTGGTAGCGCATCAGCGGGAAGAACGCCGTGCCTCGCGTCTTGGCCGCCTTGAACACTCCGCCGTAGATGTTGTCGCCTGCGACCAGGCCGGTGAGGCTGCCGATCGGGTTGTGCGCGCTGTTGGTCGACAGCGGGTTGCCGTTCTTGATCGAGCTCGCCACGCCGCCGTTGTTGCTGGCCTCGTACTTGTCGACGAAGAACCCCGCCTGGATCGCGCCGCCATCGTAGAACGCGCGGTGCAGCGCGTAGCCGTTGGCGTTGGCGGTGGCGACGTCGGCGAACGCGGAATACCCCGCGATGTCGATGGCGTTGCCGGCATAGGTGGCGTAGTTGGGGCTGTCGACCGCGCCGATGCGATAGTAGAAGGCGGGTACCCACACCATCACCGAGCCGTCGGAATACTGGTAGTTTCCGTAGTTGTCGCTGGCGGGGTCGGTATATCCGGCTAGCGGCGCGTAGCCGGACGGCAGCGTCGGGCAGATACCGACGCCGAAGCCCTGTCTGCCGGCGACGCCGATGTCGTCGACCGGCTCGATCGGCATCGGGTACACCGTGCCGTCGGGGCCGACCAGCCCGGACAGTGCGCCGCTCAGGTCGAACGACGGCGCCAGTGCGAGCGCCTGGTACACGCTCCCGGTCCAGCGGTAGGTGACACCCGTGTCGAGCGCGATATAGATCTTCGTCGTCTCGCCGGTGACCGGAAACCCGGCAGAGGTCGCTGCCGTCTCTGTCTTCGATGCATACAGCTCGGTCTCGTTGGCGTTGACCTTGGTGAAGGCGGCAAACAGGCTATCGCCGGTGCCGTCGCCGGCGGCGGTGCCGCGGTTGATTGGTTGGCGTGCCATGGGCCGCTCCTGGGGTTGTTATGGCAATGGCATGGCGGCAGACGAGGCGGCGCGCCATGCCATTGCCCTCCCCGTTACCGGGGAGGAGAGAGTCGTGCAGGATGTGCTGCTGGCTGCACGCTCTGGTGGCGCGGATTTACTGGGCGGGAGGCGTGGGGCCGCCCGCGGGATCCTGACCCTTCTCGGCCGCTGCTGCGGCCTTGCGCATGTCGGCGGCGGCCTTGATCATTTCGGCGCTGGCGGTATAGAGGCCGCGCTTGTCGGGGTCGTCGGTTTTGGCGACGTAGAGCGCGCGGTTGGCGGCGATCAGATCGCGCGCGGTGTCCTTGGTCACTTCGACCACTTTCCCGGAGGGTTCCGCGACGCCGCCGCGGTCGTCTCCGTAGTTGACGATACAGGCATCGGTGACGAGCATCTTGGGCATGTTTTTTACTCCTTGAACGATGGTGCAGCCCAGCCCTCGCGGGCCAGGCTACGGGGTTGGTTTAGGCGGTCAGGATGTCCTTGAACGCGCCGAAGGATGCGGCGCGGCGCAGGGCCACGTCGACGTCCTGCAGCGCGACGACGCGCTTGGTGCCGGCGCTCGAACCCGTGTAGGGGTCGAGCATGATGTCGAGGCCGCCCCACATGCCGATGATCAGCTCGGACCAGTTGCCGAAGATCATCGCCGAGCAGACGCCGACCGACGTGCCCTGGGTCAGATTGCTCGGCACGCTGTTGCTGGTGAGCGCCTGGTAGCCGAGCACGTCGCCGACGCCGGCCTGGCCGCCGGAGGTCCACACCGGCTTGCCGTTGGTGGTGGCGAATTCCTGCGTCTTGCGCAGCGTGCCGCGCACCTTGGTGTTGGTCAGGTAGGCGAGGTTGCCCATGTCGGCGTTGGCGTTGGCCACCGCGCTTTCCAGGTCGACCATGTGGGTATAGGCCGGCGCGAGGCCGTTGGTGCCGCCGACCACAGCGCCAATGCCGCTGGTGTTGAGGATGCCGCGCGGCTCGTTGGACGCGCCGCTGCCGTTGATCGCTGCGGCCTGCAGCATCTGGCCCAGCGTGGCGGCGAGGTCGGCGCGCACGAAGGCCTCGACGTCGAGGCTCGACTGCAGCAGCAGGCGGCGGCTGAAGTCGGTGAAGGCGCCGACGGTCTTCGGCGTCAGGGTGACCTGGCCGACGGTCTGCTGGCTCTCGGTCGGCGCGCCGTTCTCAGCAACCCAGTAGCCGGTGGCGGCGCCGGACTGCGACGGGATGGCGATGTTGCCGTTCAGGTCACGCAGCCAGGTGATGCCCAGGCGGTCGAGTACCATCGCGTTGCGCAACAGGTCGATGAACGAGGCGCCGAGCAGGTCGGTAGCGACCAGGTTGCCGCCGCCGGTGGGCGCGCCGACGGTGAGGTCGCGTTGCGCCATCAGCATGCGCTGGGCGGAAGACAGCATCTCAGGCGACAGCGCCATGGCGCGCGACAGCACGTCGGCCGGCACGGTGATCGCGTGCTCGCGATCCTTGCGCGAGTCGCCGCGGCGGTCCTGCGCGGCGCGGCTGGCTTCCATCTCGAACGGCGCGATGCGCGCGGCGTTCATCGGGTCGGCAGCGGCCAGCATGACGCGGCAGAAGGAGAACTGCTCGACGTCCTTGCGGCTCATGCCGATCTCGGGCGATTCGGCCGGGCGCAGAACGCCGGCGTCGGTCAGGCGCTGCAGGGCCTGGGCGCGGAAGGCGTCGACGCTGGTGCCGGCGTCGATGGCGCGGTCGGCCAGGTCGGCCATGTTGTGCTGGCGGCCGATGGCGCGGATTTCCTTCATCCGCTCGCGCTCGGCGGCGAGGGGGTCGCTGCCGGGCATGACTTCGATGGAACGGGTGGCGACAGGTGCAGTGACCGGCGCCGGGTCGGTGATGATTTCAGACATGGTTTTCCCTTTCAAGGAAACGGAGGTGGAACCGGCGGCGCCGGGGTTGGGCAAATCGACCACGCGGTAACGCGGCGAATCTTGCTCGGGGGCCTGGCGTCCGAGACCGACGGTGGCGTCGGCCGGGATGTCCACCAGGCTGATTTCAAAGGGCGTCCAGTTGGTGACGCGGTATTCGTCAGCCTGGCCGTCGCCGTTGGTCTTGGTGAGCACGCGCTCGCCGATCTGGTAGCCGATCGACACGTTGCGGATCAGGCCGTCGGCGATGTCCAGGCGCAGGTCGGCCAGCGCCTCGCGGCGGCTGATGATGAGGTCGGCCATCAGGCGGTTGCCTTCGATCCAGGCCTTCTCCACCACGCCGATGCTGGCCAGCGGCGTGTCGCCCACGGCGGTGACGCGGTCGTGGTTGGCGAGTACGGCGGCGCCGCCGTTCAGGCGGTCGAGATTGATCTCGTTTTTCTTGTGGCCGAGCACCTCGATCCACGGCTCGTCCCACCAGCTGCTGCGCAGGTACGGTTCCTCGGACGACACCGAGAGGCGCAGCCGCAGCAGGGTGTCGGCGGGCTGGTCGGATTCGGCGGCATCGGGCGCGCGGATGGTCAGCGTGGCCGGCAGGCTGCGCGACAGGTTGCCGTCGATGCGCTGGCGGGTGGGTTCTTGTGTCATCGGTTCAGTCTCCGTCGATGAGGCCGCGTGTGGCGGCCAGATGCAGGTGGCGGGATTTGCTGGGCGTGGCAGGCTCGGCAGGATCGGGAGGCAGCGGCGCGGCTGCCACCATGTTGGCGTCGAGCGGGCCGAACGTGGCCTCCTCGGCGGCGACCTCGGCGAGCACTTCGTCCGGGTCTTCGCCGCGCTCGAGGATCAGGCGGCGGCGGCTGGTGAGCTTGAGGCGCAGGTTGGTCTCATTGGCGTTGGCGGCCTTCACCGGGTCGATCGGCACCCAGCGGCGCGGCTGCCAGGTGGCGGCTTCGCGGTATTCGTCGAGGCGGTCGGTCTTGAGGCCGGGCGTGGAGAGCACCAGGTAGGGCAGCGCGGCGGCGAACACTTCGCGGTGCAGCCAGTTCCTCAGGCGCACCTGGGTCTTCTTGTGGTGCTCGCGCTCGCCGATGATGCCGACCTGCGCGCTGGAGTAGTTGACCGCCTCGAGGTCGTTGCCGAGGCTGATGTAGCTCATCCCGCGCGCGGCGGCCCAGCCGCGCAGCTGCTGCTTGATGTAGGTGTCGGCGTTGATGTTCGGCCACACCGACTCGAACGCCTGGAACTGGTAGCCGATCGGCAGGGTGTCGTACTGGCCCGGCACCGTGGTCGAGTACTTCTCGGCGGCGGCGGTGATCGCCTGGATCTCGTCCGGCGTTAGCACCTTGCCGGCGGCCTTGGCGGCCTCGAGCACGGAACTGACGATGGTGTCGCCGAACCCGGGCGGCGCCTCTCCGGTGGGGCTGAAGAAAAAGCCCTGCCGCTTGGCCGCGTTGGAGCTGGCCACCGCGGCCGACTCTTCGAAGTCGTGGGTCAGCCACAGCCGGCGCGCGCCGACGGTCAGCCAGGGAATCCCGCGCAGCTGGCCCGGCTCTTCCACCAGGAAGTGATGGATGATCTCGGCGGCAGGAATGCGCACGTGGCGGCCGACCGCGATGTATCCGGTCATCGCGTCGCCGGTCTTGGTCATCTGCAGCCAGTAGGCGAGCGGCTTGCCGGCGTCGTTGATCTCCACGCCCATGCGGATGCGGTTGCCGCCCCAGGTGCGGTTCAGCGTCACGTCGAGCAACGCCGGGTCGAGCAGCTGGATCTGGAAGCCCATCGGGCCCCTGCCGGGTCGGTTGCGGATCAGGATCTCGCCCTTGCGCGCCAGCGTGTTGAGCGCCAGCGATTCAACCTCGCACCAGGGCAGCCCGGATTCGTCGGCCTCTTCGCCCCACTTGGCATAGGCGGATTCGAGCAGCGCGTTCTGCGCGGTGTCCTGAACCGTGGTGCCGTCACGCTGGGTGATGGCGAGGCGCATCTGCAGCGCGATGCCATTCGGGCCCAGCACGTTGTCGTCGAGCTCGATAAGGTAGCGCTGCGCCCACTCGTTGTTGCGGGCGAGCCCGAGCGACCGCGCCCACAGCGTGGGCAGCTGGCGCGCCAGGTCTTCATTGATGTGCACGGCCGAGCTCGACCACGACTCGGTGTAGGCCGGCGTCTCGGCGGTCTCGAACGATCGCTTGGCCGCACGCATGTCCTGCACCATGCGGCCCTGCACCTGGCTCGCCACTGCGCGCACCGTGCTGTCCAGCCACTCGCGGCGGTCTGCTGCGGATTCGCGCTTGAAGAACGAGAACAGCCCCATGTCAGAACCTCACCGCCACGCGTCCGGGGGCCGGGTTTCCTTCGAGCAGCGCCTGCGCGACGCGCTCCTTCGCGCACTCGCGCTCGTAGTAGGAGATCAGGTCGGTAATCTCGCTGGCAGCTCGGAACTTCATGCGGCGGCCGGCGATGTCGTATTCCGCCACGTGCGCCTGGCCTTTCGCCATGTAAGCCGCCAGCGCGGCCTCCGCATTCGCCAGCGCGACCTGGTTCGCGCTGCGGCCGTCGTGCGTCGCCGCCGTGGTCAGGTCCGGCAGGATCGTGACCGGCGTCGCCTCGAGCGTGACCCGATCGGCAGTGGTGGCGTTCTCGACGAAGGCAACCAGCGTGGCGGTACCGGCGGCGAACGTGGCCGTCTGCGCCGACGTGAGCTCGACCGTGTGCGTCGTCCCCGCGCCCGTGCTGGCGATCGCCACCGCAGTGCCGACCGTGTAGAGCAGCCGGTACTTCAGCGCCCAGCCGGCGTCGGAGGAATACTCCGGCAGCTCACGCGACCAGGAGACGCTGTCTCCGGCGCGGATCGCTGTCGGCTCGTTGGTTTGGAGTTCCATGCCTGCCAGCGTGGCAGGCGGGGGGCGAAATTTGTAGGCAAGGAATTTCGCAGGGTCACCGCAGCCGCTTCAGCTGCTGCGCCCGCCTCACCGACACCCCGAGGATCTTCGCCAGCTGCTCGGCCGTTGCCTGGTCGCCGGCGGCGGCGATCGTCTCGAGGTGGCTGCGCTTCTTGTGCGCCGGCACGTAGACGCGCGCTCCGCCGGCATGGATGCCGATCAGCCGCTTGATCTGGTCCAAGGTGGCTTTCTGCTCATCCGGCAGCTCGGCACGAATCATGGCCAGGATGGCGAACAGGTTATCGCCGGCCAGAGCGGGCCTCCTTCCGGCCACGCATCAGCGCAGCGAAGCGGGCGGTGGCCACGGCGGCGTTGACGTCCGGCGGGGGCGGGGTGTCGGTCTCGGGTTCCGGGGTGGCGGCCGGGGCGGTCTGCGCCTCGGGTTCGTCTTCGGGCGCGGGCGCCTGCGGCGGTTCGACGGCGACCAGCAGGTCGCCCTGGCGCAGCCGCAGCTCGTCGATGTCCCACTGCACGTTGCGGCGCAGGTGCAGCCGCAGGTGGCGGCTGAGGTAGACGGAATACACGGTGCAGTCGAGCGCTTCGTTGCGGCGGTCGGTGCGGGCTTTCCAGTGGCGCTTGTTGTGGTTGAGCCGGCTCGGCACTTTCATCTCGCCCAGCAGCTGCTCGAAGAAGTCGCCGCGCACGCCTTCGTACCAGTGCATGCGTCCGGGGCCGTCGCCGGTCAGGCGCACGCGGCCGCCCTCCTGCGCCCAGCCGAGGATCAGATCCTTGGCCTTGGCGGCGCCGACGATGTGGATCTGGATGCCGTAGCGGCTGGCCTTGGTGCTGCGGTGGTTGGGGTCGATGGCCTTGGGCGGGCTCCAGATTTCGAGCTTGCCTTCGGTTTCGCTGGCGCCCTTGAGCGCGAGCACTTCGCGGTCGCCGCGGTGGTGGCGGCGCACGAAGGCGTAGGACGCATCCGAGGTCTGGCCGTCCGAGCAGTCGATCCCCACCGCGCGGATTCGCAGCGGGTTGCCGCTGGCGTGCTGCACGGTCTTCGCCAGCATCTGCTCGAGCTCGATCCACGCGCCCTGGTGCGCGACCACGGTCTGGCCGTACAGCTCGCCCCAGTAGGCGAGCCACATCTCCTCGCCGCGCCCCACCACCCAGCAGGTGACGGCCAGGCGGTCGTGCTGCACGTCGACCGCCAGCACCGGGTGCAGGCCGCCGGCGGGGCAGCTCCACTCGGCGTATTTCTCGACGCGCGCGGCGAGCTCGTCCTCCTCCGGCAGCTCACCCTTGTATTCCCAGGGCAGGCCGCGGCTGGCGTTCCAGAAGGCGACCATCTTCTCCGGTTCGCCGCGGTCGAATTCGTGCAGCGCGGTGAGGTATTTCTCCGCCAGCACGGGCACGTAGGAACCCTGGAACACGCTCTGCAATTCGTTGAAGTAGAAGCCCCGGTCCTGGCTGTCGGCGGTGGGCTCCCAGCCGTAGTTCGGCGCCACGTCGGCAGCGGCGCGGATGTTCTCGCAGCGCTGTTCGTCGGTCCACGCGCTGCCGCAATGCGGGCAGGCGTAGTAGGCATCCTCCCACCTGGCGCGGGCGTAGACTTCGCGCGCCGGCCAGTGCGCGTCGAGCTCGGGGTCCTTCATCTCGGCCTCGCCCAGCTGCAGGCCGGGGATGACGACGTGCGACCAGTCGAGGTCGTGCCGCTCGCCGCAGTCGTGACACGGCACCATGAAGCGGCGCTGGTCGGTGGTGCGCATCTCCTTCTCGATCTCGGACGCGCCCTTGGCGGTGGGCGTGCCGCCGATGATCTCGAGCGTGTTGCGGATGGTCTTGCCGCGCTCGCGGAGCAGCGCGATCGAGTTGCCCTGCCCCTTCACGTCCTTGTTCGTGTCGTCGGGCTCCTCGACATAGCGCACCTTGGCGCTGGTCGACTTCACGTCCGCCGGCGAGTTGCTGGCCACGAACTTCAGCAGCCCGCCCGGGTAGTGCTTGCGCGTGGTGCTGTTGCCATCGGCACGGCTCTTCAGGCGCACGCGCCGGTACAGCACCGGCGTGGCGCGCACCATCGGCGCGAATTTCTCGGCGTCGAAATCCTTGGCCGACTGGATTCGCGGGAACATCGCCACCTGGACGCACGGCCGCCAGTGGATGTGGTAGCCCATGATCGTGCACACCACGCCTGCGGTCCACGCGATCTGCGCCGACTTCTGCCCGACGATGCGCCGCACGCCAGGCTCACCCGCGGCAGCCAGCACGCCGCGCAGCGCCGGGATGTTGTCGGTGGAGAACTGCCCCACGTAGTCGGGGTTCTCCTCGGGCGACAGGTAGCGGTTCGTCTCCACCCACTGCAGCGGCGTGATGTGCGGACGCGGCCGCAGCTGCGCGAACACGCGCGCCAGCAGCGCATCGAGCGCCTGCTCGGCCCATGCGTCCTGCGTGGCAGCGGCGCCGTCCGGCATTACTCGTCCTCCTCCGCCAGCTCGTCCGCGTTCGACCAGCTGGCCAGCCGGCTCAGGAAGCCCTCGAACTCGGCCTGGAGCATCGCCTCGCGCCCCTCGACGTCGGCCGGCAGGTCGCGCGCCAGGCGGTGCTGCGCATCCAGCCACTTCTCCCGGGCCCCAACGAACGCAGCCTTCAGCTTCGGCTCCAGCAGGTCCGCCGGAATCAGCTGACCGCGGCGCTCGGCGTTGTCCATCTCGATCGCGTCTGCCTTCACCCGCGCCAGCCTGTCGTTCGGCGTCTCCGACTGGATCTTCCGCAGCTCGTGCTCGATCTTCCACCGGATGCAGTCGGACGACTCGTATTCGCTGGCCACCCCAGGGCCGCCACGCTGCGCGATCGGGAAGCCCTGCTCCTGCCACTCGACGATCGTCTTCGGCGCCACCCCGAACACCGCAGCGATCTGCTCCTGACCCACTATCCGCGCCACGCCGTCACCCCCGCGATCAACATCCACGCCCCTTCGCGCAACTTACGCACCCCCTCGAACCTCACAAAACTAGCGAAAACCCGAGCTCGTTTCGCGCCGTGTGGTTTTGGGCTGGGAAGGACCCATGAACGGGGCATGCTCATGCACACGACCATCGGGCCGACCACCTGGGCCATCACCTGGCGAACCCCTTGAGCACCGAGCGCAGCTCGCGCTGGAAGTTGGCGGGGAACTTGTGGATCATCACCTGGCGCACCACGCTGTTGACGCGCCTGGTGTTGAACATCTGCTCGATGTCGATGGTGTGGATAGCCTTGATCGGCAGGCGGCTCTTGCCCTCGCGGATGAACACCGTGCGTCCTTCGTTGCCGATGAAGGCACCATTGATGGCTTTCTTGCCACCGCCACGCTTGATCTGGAACTGCAGCTGGCCTGCCAGGTCGGCGCGGCCGTTGCGCTTGGCTGAGGCCTTGCTGACCTTGCCCTTGGTGATGAACTTGATCAGGTTGGAAGACCTCCCTTTGCCCTTGCTGGTTGCTGCCAGCGCTGCCCTGAAGCTGAATGAGCTGCCCTTGTAGTAGGCACGCTGGATGATCAGGCGCTGCTTCGCCTCACCAACCGAGATACGGAACTCCTGGCTGATCTGCCGGGCCATCTGCGTCTTGCCCTGGGTGATGGTGGTGTTCAAGGCCCTCACTACTGCCTTGTCGCCCACATCGCGCCCCAGCCTATCCAGCTTGGCGGCGATCTCGGGGAAGTTGTTGCGGATGCTGATCGTGGTCATGCCCGCTTCCTTTCGGCTGCCACTGCAGCACGCATGCGGGCCTCGGCACCGCGCACGGTGGATTCGAAGCGGCGGATGTCTTCCGCCAGGGTGGCCAGCCATGCGGCCCAGCAGGCGATAAGCTCGGCATCCTTGCGCTCGACCACCCGGCGCACGCCACGGTCAGCCTCAGCCAGCTCGGCTTCGGTCCAGCCCTCGGCATCCTTCCACCAGCGGCGCACCAGGACGTAATCGGCGCGCATCGTGTCCAGGTTCGTTTTCACGCTCATGTCCGACCTACCTCTCTCGAAAAAACGTCAACAGGTTGGACGGCTGAAACCCGCGCCAATGCTTGATCCGTCCAACCTCCTAACCTCGTCCTACTAGGTGTGTATGCACGCCCGCGCGCCTGCACACGTGTGTGTGCGTGTGTGCGCACGCCTACGTGTGTGTGTGCGCGGAAAGGTAGGACGAGGTTAGGAGGTTGGACGGATGCCCTATCCATGCGGGTTTCAGCCGTCCGACCTTTTCCGGCGCGTCCAACCTTAGGTTGGACGGATTGCACCGATCCCTGGTCAAAACGGAGCATGATCGCCCCCTTGGATGTCTGCTTCACCCGCGCGCCAGGCGTCGGGTCTGAGGTAGTAATACTCGCGATCGCCACCGGTATCCCGGCGCTTGATCCAGCCGATCCGCTTCATCGCAATGCCGACGCGCGTGCTCATCTGGCGAGCCGAATCCAGCTTGCCGGGTTCGATCTTCAGGCAGTCCGTCATAATCTCGTTGACCGACACCCGGTCTTCCATGCTGCCGCGCAACCACTTCGAGATCAGGCTCTGCCACGGGTCGGCAATCTCCCGATCGGCCTGCTCAGGCTCGAACAGGCGCTGCTGCTCATCGCGCGTCGGGTGCCAGCGCTCTCCGCGCTGATACAGGGCCACCGCCTCGGCAAACAGCTGGTCGCGCGCCGCAGCCAGCCCGTCCAGGTTGATGTGGTCGCCCTCCTCGACCTTCCACGGCCAGTAGCGCGTGTTGCCGGTCTGATCCTTGAAGTACTCGTCCTGGTTGGTGGTGCCGACGAACACCGTGTGGCGCGGCCATTCCTTGGGCGAGCGATCGTATGGCGCACGGAAGCGGTCTTCCTGGCTCGATATGAAGGCCTTGATGCGCGTCGACTCCGAGCGGTTGAACGCATCCAGCTCGGCGATCTCATAGAGCCAGCGGCCCTGAATCAGCTGGTAGGCGTCCTTGTTGTTGAGATCGATGGGCGTGTCGCCGAACCACTTGCCGCCCATGATGCGCAGCGCCGTCGACTTGCCGCGGAACTGCATGCCCTCCAGGATCGGCATCGCCCGCATCGGACAGCCCGGCTGATAGATGCGCGCCACCATGCCGATCAGGAACAGCCTGCCGGCCAGCATCGTGTATTCGGATTTCTTGACGCCCAGGTAGTCGCTCAGCCAGTCCTGCAGGCGCGGCACGCCATCCCAGGCCAGCGCATCGAGGTATTCGCGCACCGGGTGACAGCGCGACTCACGCGCCGCCCAGCCCACCGACACCGCCAGATTCTCCGTGCTGCGGATCCGCAAGCCCTCGGTCTGAGCCAGCCACATGCCCAGCCGCAGGTCGTCGTCCTCGCCCCACTCGGCATCCGGTTTGAAGCCCGCCCTCGACTCCCAGGGCGACGCCGCACGCTTGATGATCTTGCGCGCAAAATCGTCCGCCCACAGCACACCCCGCCACACCGGATGATTCCGCAGCAGCAGGTAGATGTTCTCCCGGCAATCGATCAGCCCGTACTTGTTTTCCAGCAGCTGCCCGCGCCAGGAGCCATCGTCGCCACCGCCCATGCTGGCGGCAGCCGGCGGAGGGGTAGAAATGCCTCCAGAGGAATCTGTCAGAGGGACTTCCCCCGCCGAACCGGCTTGCGCCAGGCGCAGGCTATTGCCGCGGATGAAATCAGCAAGGGCAGCGCCCGTCAGGCCTTCGTCGACGGCATCCGCGATGTCCCAGCCGTCCGCCTTCACCCCCGGCGCCGGGATCTTCACCGACCACACCGAACAGCCCAGCTCGAGGAGAATCCCCGCCACCTGCTTCATCGCCTTCACGCCCGGCTGGTCAGCCTCCTCGAGCAGCGGCTTTGCTGCCTGCGCGGCCATCACCTCGGCTTCCGGCAGCGCTGCCTTCTCCGCCGGCGCCAGCGGCACCCGCTTCGCATCCGCATCCGCCCACAGGATCACCTTGCGGCCAGCCAGCGGTGCGAAGTCGGCTTTCTTCACCGCCTTGCCACCGCCCGGCCAGCTCACCACCGCCAGATCCGGCAGCTGCTCATGGCCCGCGTCCGCGCACTTCTCGCCTTCCACCAGCAGCACCGTCGCCTCCGGCTTCGCAGACAGGCGATCCAGCCCATACAGCGGCCGCGGTTCGGGAAACGACATCCAGTGCCACTTCGGCGGTTCCTTGCCGGCGTGGGTGCACCAGGACAGCGGCAGCGTCTCCTTGCCCCCGTTGCTGGTCTTGAACCGGTACACATAGCCCAGCACCGCACCGGCCGCATCGCGATAGCACCACACCCGCTCAGGCTGGCCGCGCACCGAATGCGCCCTGGGCGGCTCTGGCGCATCAGTCGGCGCCGGCAGCATCGGCGTCCAGGGTGATTCCTTTTTCTCGCGCGGGATCTCGCGGCGAACCGGTGCCACGCCCTCGGCAACCTCCTCGCCGCCCAGCGACTTGCAGGCGTCGACGAACGACAGCCCCTGGTATTTCTGGACGAACTTGATCGCGTCGCCGTTCTCGCCGCAGCCAAAACAGTTGAAGAACTGCTTCGTCGGGCTCACCTTGAACGACGGCGTGTCTTCGGTATGGAATGGGCAGCACGCCTCGTACTCCGCCCCGCTTTTCTTCAGCGGCACGAAGCGATCGATCACCGCAACGATGTCGACCTTGCTCAGCAGGGTGGCGGTATCGATCTTTTCAGCCATACGCCCCCTCCCTGTTCGGTTTTCTCATCTCCAGATCCTCGTGTTTTCTTATTTGGCCGGGCCGCTCAGGGCAGCCCGTGCTTGTCTCGGCACGGCGCGCAGGCACCGCCCACCAGGCGGCCGCACCACTCGCCGCACAGATCGCAATCACCAGCCCGGCCCGCCGGCGGCTCATAGGGCGTATCGCCCCGCGCCTTGTCACGCTGCGCCTGCTCGCGCTCCTGGCGGGCCTGGCTGATGTCGGCGTCGTCAGCCATTGCCGTCCTGCCCTGCACGGTTTGGCACGGTCTGACGGCGTTTTTCCTTGAACTGAGTCTTCTCGTAGCCAAACATGGAGGCTATGGACGCCACATATTCCTCCCGATCCCGCACATACCCTTCGATGAAGGCGAGCAGCACCGCGCTGGCCGTTTTGCCATCCGCCTTCACCAGGGAGTCGAACTTCTGCTTCAGCTCGTCTGGCACGCGCAACGAGACCTGGTCGGTTAGTTTTTCGATCACCGTTCACGCCCCAAAAAAATCCCGCCCCGTGAAGGCGGCGGGCAAAGCAGGCTGGAGAGAGCATGCCGAAGCATGGGCAGATTTCAACGACACCATCTGCCAGGGTGATGAACTCATGCGGCTGCGCTTTCCTGGCCGGGCTGCCCAGCAGGCTGAAATGCCTCCGGGTGCGCGCTCAACAGAAATTTTCTCCACGGCTTCGGTATGCCGTGCTTTTTCCAGTCGGACACGGAGGGAGGCTTGATGTCACACAGCGCAGCGACCTTTGAGGTTCCGCCGAGCCGGTCAATCACCTGTTTGGCTTCGATATTTTCCATAGCGGTTCCAATCTTAGGCCGACCTAACGCCTCGCGTCAAGGCCCGCCTAACACTTTTTCGTTTAGCCTAAGGCCTATGAACTGGAACCGCAGAGTCACCCAGCTCCGAACCGCGCGCGGATTGAGCAAGGCCGAATTTGCCCGGCTGGTCGGGGTATCCGGCCCGACGGTGACGGACTGGGAAAACGGGGTGATTAAAACCCTCGCCGGCGAAAATCTACTCAAGGTCTCCGCGGTGCTCGAATGCACCCCGGAATGGCTGCTCACTGGCAAGGGCGCGATGATCCAAGCGGCGCCGGCGTCGACGCACATCGATCTGTCCCCGAGCGATAAGCAGACCTTGAACAATGCGCAGTACCTGCCCCCTGACGCCCTCGACGCGCTCATCGAGGATGCCCGCCTGCAGGCCGAAGAGAAGCGCGCCCTCTACGCCGCCCTGGTCGCACAGAGGCAAGCCGACGAAACCCGAGAAACCACGCCGGAGCCAGCCCCTCAGGCCGAGCCCACCAGGCGCACCAGCGGCAAGCCATACAAGCTGCCCGAGCCCGGTATTGCAAAGCCTCATGCGGGCCATCACAAGAAGCGGGTCGCTTGAAATGAGCACGATCCGTTCGATGGACCTCAACCCCCACGACGTGGGCGAAATGATCGACGAGCTGGTGAAGCTGCGCGACTCAGGCAAACTGCGCGGGTTTATGTTCGCAGCCAAGCTGAAAGGGCGGCACGACCTCGTGTACGACTGCGGCGGCGCGCTCGCCAGCAATGGAAGCGCGACAGGCGCGGCGTTCAGCCTGGCCGTACACCTTGCGACCAAGACGAAGGCAGATAATTAAAATTTGATCAACCAAGGGAGATAACACCACCATGAAAAGCAAACTGCTCGCAGCACTCATCGCTTCCGCCACCCTGATCGGGTGCGCCGTGACGCCTAATCCGCAGCGCCAGGCACTGCTCGACGAGATCAACAAGACCACCCCCACTTGCGCGGGGGCCGAGGACTGCAACGCGAAATGGGACGCCGCCCAGCTTTGGGTCGTGCACAACGCGGGTTACAAAATCCAGACGGCGACGAACGTGCTGATCGAAACCTACAACCCGGCGCAATACAGCCCAGGCATCGCCGTGCTGGTCACCAAGGAGCCGATGGGTGGAGGGGCATACCGGATTCCCGTCAAGATATCGTGCGCCAACATCTACGGATGCCAGCCGGACAGATACAAGGCCGCGCTCGACTTCAACCGCGTCGTCGGTGCGGCGACGCCGTGATCCGAAACCCCTGTTCTAAATAATCAAGGGACCGTTAATGGGAGCGCTGGATAGCCAGCCCCTCAAGATCACCTGCGCGCATTGCAGCAACAAGATCACGAAGCAGCTGCGATGGTTCAAGCAGCACGGTAATGCCTGCCCCTTCTGTCACGCCATCCTGGACACACACAAGCTCCGACGCATGATCGAAGAGATCGAACGCCAGCTTGCGAACGTGGAGCGGGGCCGCTTCTAGGGCTTCCCCCAGTTCGCTCAAAAGCGCCTGCAGCTCCGTTGCATCGGCGCGCACCGTGATCGTCATCCCCTTGCCATCGGCGTCCTGCCGAGGCATTCCGCTGTCCGTCTGATCCATCCCTAGCTCCTTTTTGACCGCCCAATCCGGGCGTGGCTTCATTTTGCCATAAAACTTAGGCACACCTATTGACAGTGTGTTAGGTATGCCTTAGTCTGGAATCTCCCCAGCGCCAACGCGCCCAGGGGCGACCCCTAAACGAGGAGGCAACCATGCAGACACTGACGGAGCAGAAACAGGCCGAGCAAACGCTCACCGAGCAGAAGCTGAGCAAGCTGTGGGCAAGAGCCGAAATCACCGGAGAGTGGTGGGACATGTACACCGAGCTGGCCGACATCGCCGACGTGCTCGACGCGACCGGCCAGGCGGAAGGCGCGGAGCTGTTCGCCGAGGCCGCCGAAATGGCGCTCAACCGCCGGATCTATCAGATGAGGATTGCCGCCTGAACCCCGGCAAATAGGAGAAACGACCATGATCAGCATCATCACCCTGGGAATCGCCGGCATCGTCTTCCTGCTCGGCGTCATCGTCCTGCAGCTCGGCGCGGGCGGCTTCGCACCGCGCTTCGTTTTCACCATCGCGCTGCTGGTGTCCGGCATCGTCTTCCTGGGCGCGCTGACCGGCGTGGCCGGGGTCTAGGAGGAATCGCAAACATGAACCTTGGACTCTCCACCCGCAGCGCCCTGGTGCGCGCCGCCGAAACCGGCCTGCGCCGCGAGCGCTTCACCCGTCGCATGCACGACAGCGCCATGATCTTCGCCGTCTGCGCCATCGTCGTCGGCGCGTACCTCCTGGTGCAACTCATCGCGCAGGTGCTGCCAGCATGAGATACGCCGCCCCGATCATCGCAGCCGGTGCAGGACTCATCCTGCTGACCTATGGCGTCGCCACCGCCCTCTACGCCGTGCTGCACGCCATCGCAGCAGCGTTCGGAGGTGCCGCATGAGCGCGCTCATCGAATTCACGAAAAGCGAGCTGATCGAAATCAGCGACGCCATCAGCGCCACTCTCGATCGATACCTGTCCGCCGGCGACACTGAGCGCCACGAAAAGCAATACGGCACGCTGACGCTGCTGCACGAGGCGCAGGCCAAGATTCTGCCGGTCGCGTTCAGCTTCACGCTCGCCGACACGGCTTGGGGCCCGGAGCGTGCGCAACGGATCGCCGATCTGCGCATTGAAATGGGCTTGCCGGCAACCCCGACTGAGGCAGAAAGGAGCGGATGGCGATGAGCAGCCTTCACCTCAACGACCGCGGCGGCATCACCCACGCCAGCCAGCAGCGCATCGGCGTGGTCGAGCAGCGCACCGAGATCCTCAGCGACGTGCGCATGGTTTGCGACGCCTTGCAGGAACTGTGCGCCGAAATCCGCAAGAGCTGGCCCGAGCGCACCCCCATGCCCGCCGACCTCGCCGCGATGCTGAAGTTTCAGGACTTTGCCCTCGCCAAGGTGCGCGGCGGCTGCCTCAAGCGGTTTGCCGAGGCGTGCGCGGAATAGCGAGGACACCATGACACACCTCACCCTTTTCCTGTCGTCGTTTTTCACCGTGTTCCTGCTCGGGACACAACAGCAAAATGTGGTCGGCCGGCACTACAAAGCCGCCGTGCTCACCAGCTTGGGCATCGGCTGCGCGCAGATATTCCTGTGGCGCCTGGTGCCGAGCGCCAGCCCGACCGAGATCGTCGCCACCCTGCTCGGCGGCCCCGTCGGCATCGTCGCCGCGATGGTCGCCCACCCCATTCTGTTCAGGAAGAAATCCGCATGACGCGCGACGACTACAACCTGCCCAAGCTCAGACTCGCCCAGGCCCGCCGACAGGCCGTGCTCGATTACCTGCGCGCGCACCCGATGGCGACCTATCCGGCCCTGCTTGCTGCCGCCAGCGCTGCCGCGGGCGACATGGCACCCAACACCATGCGCGGATACATCGCCTTCATGCTGGCCACCGCCGAGATCGCCGCCGCCGGCAAGCCGCGCGCCAGGTGCTACGTCGCCCTGGTCGACACCACCGTCAGCGCCGAGAAAGTGCGCGAGCAGTACCTCGACCGCCAGCGCCGCAACAACTACGCCAACGCCGAAGCCTATGCCGAGCGCAAGCGCCAGGCCAGGGCGGCAAGCGAGCCGAAGAAACCGGAAGGCCGCCTCGTATACAACAGCGGCGACAACCCGGAAATATCAAGATTCCGCAGCGGCGGCCAGGGCAGCCTCGTGCGCGCCGCCATCGGGTCTGGCATGTATTCAGGAGGGAACTGGTGATGAGCGATGACTGTTTCTCCGCCCACGACATGGCCGACAACGCAGCCAATGCGTTCAGAAATGCGGTTCCAGAAGGGAGCGCGGTTGTGCGCTGGATCAGCGCCACCGAGCGCCTGCCGGATGACGACCAGACCGTCCTGATCGCAATGGACGACGGCGAAGTGTGGACCGGGTACATGGACGCAGGCGAATGGCGATACGTGAGCAGCGAGCCGATCAGCTACGCACATATCACCCACTGGATGGAATTCCCGGAGCCGCCAGATGCGTAAGCATTCAAAATACCGCCCCTACCGCGTCGACCCCACCGCCTGGCAGCGCGCCCTCAGCATGCAACACGAAATGGACGACGACCAGCTGCTCGACCTCGGCCTCGCCATCCACAACAGCATCGAGCGCATGCGCCTCGGCATGGGCGTCGAGCTCGACTTCCACACCATCGCCGCCCTGGTGAACGTCAGCCTGGTGTTGTGCGAGCGCGGCGTCGGCCCCGAGGGCATGGGCTGCGTGCAAGCCGCGCAGGACGCCCTGGTCGAGATCCTCGAACGCCAGCGCCGCACCGGCAAGTGGGGATTCAGCGGCCCCGAGATGCAGGCCATCAACGACTGCGCCCACCTGCACGAACAGCAGATCGCCATCGTCCCGCGCCGAGAGTGCCGAGACGCCATGCTCGAAGTAAGGCGGCGTGTGGATCGCGGGGAGGTGCTCAATGCAGCCTGAAACCACCGACCAGACCCTGCGCCGCCACTACGCCAAAACAGCGCTGGCGAAGATGGGCATCCCGTTCGAGCGCGGCATGGAGAGCAAGGCCGTGCGCATCGCCGTCGAAGGCGCTGCGCGAGCGGAGGCCCAGCGGGCGGCGCGGGATGTGCCGATGCGGGATGCGGCATGACTGATGCGAAGAACAAAGCTGATAGCGGATCGTCCCGCTCGGATGCCGTGTTAGGACGCTGCTGTTACGGTGGGCTAAAGCCAAAATCAGCGTGCGCATCGTGCGCTGCATGGCGCGAGGCTACCCGGTCAGAGAAGATGAAAGCAGCAGGGTTCACCAGACGCCCGACATGGCGTTCATTGCCGCCCGATGAATGAGCGGCATAACGCATAAGGTAACGCGCCGCGCTTCAGCGCGGTCGCTGTTGACCGCCGTGTTAGGCGTAGTTTTCAAGATCACATTAATTTTCAATGGCTTACTGGTTATAGAAAATTACACCTTATAGGAAATTATATGCTTGAGAAGATGAAGGCGGAGTTTGAAAAATGGCACCGTTTCCCAGTGACGGACGACATGGACATTCAGACGGAAGTGGCATGGATGAACTGGCAGGCCGCATGGAATGCAGGGATAAGCGCGGCGACCGGATGGCGTGATGTTGTGGACGAATTGCCGAATGAAGCACAGGAGGTTTTGTTTGTGCGCCACGGTAAAACTGTGCATGGCGCGTGGATCGGCGGCATTTTTTGGCACAGCAACCAGAAGTGTGCAGCCGCCACATGGAGACCAATGCCATTGCCGCCGTGCAACTTGCAAATTATGCCAACTTGCACAAATTCGCAAACTGGCGGTTTGGCGCATAACGCATTAGGTAACGCGCCGCGCTTCAGCGCGGTCGCTGTTGACCGCCGTGTTATGCGCGACCAACCAAAGGAGAACGAAGTGAAAGTAAAACTTGAGATGGTGATCGAATTGGGCGAGATGGATGTTGGCGATCTGGCGACGGCGATAAAGAGGGAAATTCGGGCGATGGACATACCAAACCCGGATGGCGGAGTGATGTTTCTTGAGCACCTGAGCGTGGTGGTCAAGGAAGTGGAGAGCAGCAAAAACTTGCCAGAAGTGCCGACTTGCACCAAATCGCAAACTCCCATTGACTGGGGCCGGGTAGAGCGGGCCGAAGCGCTTGGCGTAGCGGTGCATGTGACGCCAGCAATTAACGAGGAGTGCCGCCATGACTGGGAAAACGGCGAAGACGGAAGCCCTGAGCGGTGCGGCAAGTGCGGGCTGAGTTTCACGCGGTACGTCCATAGCTGCTGCCCGTAGGCGCATAACGCCAGCGGTAAGCCGACCACGGAAGCGGCAAAGCCGCTGTAGTGGGTCGGCTTGACCAACGTGTTGTGCCCCGGCGATTGATAGGAGAACGAAATGCACGAAGACTGGAAACAAAACCTGAAAGCGGAAACAGACCAATGGGACCGTATTTTTGCAGAAAGAACCTATTGCCATGTGACGCAATACTCGGGCAGCGACAGCTATTGCTGGCAGACAGCACGCGGAGACTTCCGCCTGGCCGGCGTTATTCGCGGACGTGATGCCGCGATGCGGCAAGCCGAAGAAACAATGGCGCTGCCAATCGATGAATTCAACCGGAGAGTTACCGCAGAATTGATCGATGACCTGCGCAAGATTGAGCGCGACATCATGCGCCTTTCGCCGGCCACCGATCTTCTGCCCGGATACCACGCCGGCTATGAAGCCGGAGCGGCGGACGTGAAACGCCGGATCGCGGCGGCGATTGAGCTAGGCGGTGAGGGGCACAACACGCAATAGACACCTGCGCAGGTGTATATCACCCAAACAAGCCGACAAACACACCCATGACCACCGCCGCCCTCACCCGCCAGCAGCTTTGCGCGGCCCTTACCATCAGCGAGTCCACCGTCCGGCGGCTCGAACTGGACGGCATGCCCTATACTCCCGTCGGGATCAGGGCGAAGCGCTATGATCTGGACGAGTGCAAAGCCTGGCTGCGGGAGAATCAACCATGTCAATCTGGACCGACAAAAAGGGACGGCGGCACGTCGGCATTATGGTCGACGGGCGCCGAGTTCACCGCATCCTGCCGCAAGACGCAACTGCGGGTGCTGCCAAGCAGCTAGAGGCCGATCTGCGCGCCGCGCTGGGCGTCGCCAAAACGCCGCGCATCCCCAGCGACCCGCGCCTCACCGAAATCATCAGCCTGTACATCGGCCACGCCGAGACCCTGCGCAGCACCAAGACCGCCCTCGACCACGCCCGCCGCATCGCCCTGTGGCTGGAAAAATACCGCGCCAGCCAGGCCCGCCAGGCGGCCGCCCACATCGTCAAAGACATGGGCGGCCACTACGCCGCCGGCACCATCAACCGCAGCCTCGGAACCTTGAAGAAAGCGCTGCGCCTCGCCTGGGAGCGCGGCCTCATCCCCGTCGACTACAGCGCCCACGTCAAGCGCCTGCCCGAGAACAACGCCCGCAGCACCTACCTATCGCTCGACCAGGTGCAGGCCATCGCCAGCCGCTGCACCGCCCCCGTGCAGGCCGCGATCTGGACAGCGCTGCTCACCGGCGCCAGGCGCGGCGAGATCGTCAAGCTGCAAAAGGCGGACATCGGCCGTGACAGCCTAATCATCCACGCTGGCAACACCAAAACCCTGCGCACCCGCACCGTGCCCATCGTGCCCGCCCTGCGGCCATGGCTAAAACACTACCCGCTGGAAGTCGGCATCGAGGGAATCAAGAGCGCATGGCGGCGGGCGCGGGAGGACGCCGGCATGCCAGACGTGAACTTCCATGACCTGCGCCACAGCTGCGCCAGCATCCTCATCGCCACCGGCGCCGACCTGTTCACCGTGTCGAAGATCCTCGGGCACAGCAGCGTGAAGACGACCGAGCGCTATGCCCACATGCAGATCGAGCAGCAACGCGACGCCATGCTGCGCGCGTTCAAAGTCAAATAGTCGGCACGTCCTGCCGCCGCTTCCCGGTGCGGATCATTGAAATGGTGGATTCGGACACCTTGAACCGCTTTGCAAGCACGGCGCCGCTTTCTTCGCTGGTCCTGATGAATACCACCTGCCCGTCCGTGAGGGCCGCGTTGCCGTTGTTTTGTTCACGCATCGCCAGGAGCCTGTAATTGTCTGGCTTTCTCGGTTGCTTGAGCAGCGCCCCTCCGCGTAAGCCTTTTTTGTATCGCTGCACCAGGGTGGTGTAACCGATGCCTGTGGCGCGCGACCACTCAGAGAGGTTCAGCCGCTTCCCATCGTGCTCGACTATAAGGTGGGATTTTGCCTCGCCCTTGTTGCGGGCCTGCATTTTGTCGGTTGCCCAGCGGCAATTATCTGGATGGTATGGGCCGTTGTTGTCGATGCGGTCGATGCTTTTGTCCGACCGATACCCGGAGGCCAGTGCCCATCGCTGGAACGCGCTGAACGACTCGCGCCACTCATCGCAGACCGTGATGCCGCGCCCGCCATATCGGTGGTATCCGTCATTCGTCACGCGATAGCAGCGCTCACGCAT